TTATCCATAGTACCATCTGCTTTTGTGTATCGTCGAGATACAGCAACTGTAAAGTTTACAACAGATGTACTCTTACCATTAGATGTATTAATAGATCTAATTTCTGGATCCCTAGCCAAGTTACCCTTTAAAAGTACTAAATTCATTTCAAGCTCCTTGTTTAACAAAAAAGTAATACAATGCACTATTATAAATCGTCACGATCCTCAGTCAAGCAGACAGTGCTAAACCTGCCAAACCTTTTTAATAATCATGCTGTCCTTTTGCTTAGAAGGCTCTATTTTCATGATTACAGTATTGTCTACAGATAATAAGTTCCGGAAGTTTAAGTATTCTTCTGGAAATATCACGGCATCAAGCGAACCTGTGCTATCTGAAATTTTTACAAATGCCATTTCCTGACCCGGATTGGCTCCACGCTTAGTTTTGATAACACTAACGTCTTTAATTTCTACTCCTACCATCATATTTTTGGGAAATATTTTAGCTCCCCTTAAAGACTTGCAATCAGTATTTACATGACTTAAATCACATTCGTCAATTTTTGAGCAAGACAAGCTGATGCCTAGCAGTTGATTTTCAGTATCTGCTATCCATCCTATATTATCTTCCAGACTATATGCTGGTGATTTTACTGATTGAATAAGAGATTCTATTGTCTTTTTTCTACGAATATTAGCTTTTAACAAAGCTGCCTCAACACAATCTTTTACGTTTTTGTATTGAAATAAATTGGTGATAATGAATTCTTTTTCTTTCTTCGTAAGATTGCTTATGATATCGCAATCAAAAAGCATCTGCTTTCTGTCAACGCTAAAATAATCAAAACAACCTACAGATATCATATTCTTAACAGCGGTTTTATTAATCTTATCTAAGCAAACAAACAATATCTGAAGATAATTAGCTTGTGTAATATCTATTGGTATTTCTTTTAGTTTTTTAAACACAGACTCACCAACACCCTTTATGTTTGTTAAACCAAAATATATCTTACCTTTGCGTAAAACAAATTCCTTATTCTGTAATCTAAAATCTGGCTTGCATACCTCAATGTCCATCTCTCTACAGTTATTAACTAATTCATAGATTTCATTGAGAGGATCTATTTTATCTTTAGCAAATTGAAGATAGGAGGCGAAAAATTGTGGGGTGTGGTGTGCCTTTACATATGCTGATAAATATGCATTCATTGCATAGGATATAGCATGACTTTTGTTAAAGCTATATCTCTGACTTTTTTCGATCCAGTTAAATATTTCTTTTGCTTGAGCATCATCTACTATGCTAAGCTTTTTACATCCGGTTAAAAACTTCTTTCTGATTTTAGCCATTTCTTCTGGCTTCTTTTTACCAATAGCTTTTCTAAGCATATCAGCATCTTCAAGATTAAAGCCAGCAATCTTTTGGGCAATCTGCATAGCCTGTTCTTGATAAATCATCTCTCCATAAGTGGTAGATAAAATATCCTGCAATGCTTCATGATAATAATCTACAGACTCTAAGCCATTCTTTTTGTCTATATAGTGATTACTAACGCTCTTGCCATTCCGGTATGCTTCCAAGCATCCTGGCCTAAGAATAGAGATTAAAGCAGACAGTTGCTCAATGTTTTCTGGCTTTAGTTTCTTAGCCATTGTTTGGCCAAGTCTAGATTCTAATTGAAAACAACCCTTAGTATTGCCTGAGCCTATCAAAGACCAAGTTTTCTTGCATTCAAGGTCCAGGCTTGCCAAATCCAAATTTAATTCATTCATCATTAAAAGAGTTCTTAAACTGTATCCTGTTAGCAAAATTTTTGTGCAATCGAAGAAACCTTATTAGTATATTAGCACAGTCTGTCACATCTTTCATGGCGTCGTGTGCGTTATCTGAATTTATTCCCATATAGCTTCTGATGGAATCTAAAGAAATAGATTTTATTTCTGGAATGTACATAAACCATAAGCCTACAACGTACATTAAATCCATACGATCTCTAGGATGGAAAATATTGTTGCTTTTTTCCTTTTTGTCGAAATTATCATACTTTTCACTTAACCTATCAATAATCTTCATGTCAAATCTATTGATATTATATCCACAAGCAATAGGTGCAGTAAATTTACTTTTTTTGCTTCTGGAGCCAGATAAGTGATAAGATTCTAGATAACCAATAAATTGTTGCCATGAATGTTTTTGTTCTGGATACTGAAGCCAATCGTTAAGAATAACTTCTTTATCCACACCACGAACTTTACCGTGCCAATCCAATATATCAGAATCGGTATATGGATGATTATCAATCGTAACGCCAGTAGCTTTTTCTAGTCTTTCTGGCTTTAGATTAATATTAAATTCAGAGTTTTTTACTATTTCTAACTTAAATGGATCGACCATTACCGCAGCTAATTGAACGGGGCTGCAAACATTAGGATCAGCCCCGTCCGTTTCAAAATCAAAAACACAAATCTTATTTTTAGTCATTTACCTTCTCTACTTGTTGTCCTGGTGCAATAACTGCTTCCTTATTGTCCTTAGTCGATACAGCATTTCTCTTGATTTTACAGCAAGAGATTCTTTGCTCTTTAACCTTTTGATACTCTAGTCCATTTAATATAAATTTATCGCCTACTTTTAATTTACTGAACAGTGTCATTTGTAACTCCTTTTAATAAAGATTGTACGCCCATCATTTTATCTAATAGGGCAATGCCTAAAATGTCAAATTTTACTACACCTATAGATTCCAAATCATTCATTTCTAAACCTGCAATGCTTTGATTAGTTTTTGTATCATAAATCATAGGACATATTGTGCTAAGATTGCTTTGAGAAATAGCGATACCAGCAGCGTGTTTAGATTGGTTATATTTAGTACCCTCTAATCTAATAGCCTGCTCAAACCGTTTTGCAAGTGGGCCAACAAGCTTAGAGTCTTTTTTATGACACCAATCCTTCAGTTTGGACGAATTGTTTTCCAATGCCCAGCCTATTATGGATGCTTCCCCGTCTTCATCTTTCATTTCTTGAAGTTCGTCTGCAATTTTTGCTTCATCTGGAATATGTTTTGTGATTTGATTCATTTCTTCAAAACTAATATTACCATACACTCTTAAAACTTCCTTTAAGGCACCTCTGCCCTTTAATGTGTTATAGGTAATCATCTGTGAAACTTTATCTTTACCATATTGAGATTTAATATATTCGATAATTGACTCTCTATGATTAATGGGTACGTCCACATCAATATCAGGCATAGATATTCTATCTTTAGTATTTCTACCAGAATTATAAAAACGCTCAAAAATCAAATTGTATTTAATAGGATCAATAGCCGTGATTCCTACTAGATAAGAAACTAAGCACCCAGCAGCAGAGCCACGACCAGGGCCGGGCAACCAGCCAGAGCTTTTAACATGATTAACTATATCTTGCACAATAAGAAAGTAACTAGAAAGATTGGCTTTTTCTAGAACGGATAATTCGTACTTAATTCTATCTGCATATGAATTATGCAAATCCTTATTAACTATGTTTTGTATTTTTTCTCGCCAGCCATTACGACATAATTCACGCAAATATTGTTCAGAATTCATGCCTTGAGGACAATTAAATTCTGGGAGGCATGGTTTTTCTAGAATATTATACGATTCGCACATAGAGTCTAATAGATTGGTATTATCTATTTCATCATCAGTATTAATGTTATTAATATCTTCATGAGACAAAATGTGATATGAGTCAGACTTGAAAAAAGACTCCATACCAAAACTTTCATTACTATTAATTTTTGACGCTATTTGTGGAAAAGTCATCTTGAGATTACTGCAAAGCAAAACCCTTTGATCTACAGCGTCGTATTTGTTGCAATAGTGAGCGTCAATACTTGCTATTTTTTGGATTTTATTGATAGAGCATATATCTCTTAGTTTATTTCCTATATTCTGCTGATATTCATTATTCTGATCCATAAGCTGAACTTCAACAAAAAAGTTATCTTTACCAAATACTTCAGATAAATGTTCTATATTTTTAAGTATTTCTGAATCACTAACGAATTGATTGTCTTGATAGATTTTATTCGCTAAATAAGATCCAGGATGTCCACACAAGCAAGCTAAATTATTTTTAGATACTAATTCAGATAATTTGTCAATATCCAATCTTGGTTTATAATAATAATGTTCATGCTTATTAGACTCTGAAACTATTTGTATTAGATTTTTCCATCCTAAAAGATTTTTAGCCAATAAAACTATGTGAGATAGTTTTTTATTTTCTTTATTCTTGATAGAGCAATCTTGTTCTGATAAGTATAACTCGACACCCAAAATAGGCTTGATATTTCTGGCCGTCATAGTTTGGTAAAATTTTACACACCCAGATATTGATCCGTGATCTGTAATCGCACAACTAGACATTTCTAGCTGTTCGCACCGATTGGCAACATCTTCAGGCTTCGATAGCCCGTCCAACAAAGAATAGTGTGTATGCAAGTGTAAAGGTGTGTATTTTTTCATTCTGTACTCCCAGGAGCTTTGTAATATCCTACATTATACCCTGGCATCGTGTATTCGTCAACCACTGCGTCCATACCTTTTAATTCTATATCATGCTTTACCTGTTCACACATTGTCATAAAGGTATCTTTTGAGCATATTTGATTATCACGATATTCAATAGTAGGAGTTACATGAGCTTCCTGGAAATGATTTTTACCATAGTGACATAATTTAGTACACTTCCAACTTTTGCTTAATTTGGGCTTTTTGCACTTCTTAATATCTTCAAATTTTTTACGCAACAATCTTTCTGTAGCATATATGTCTTTACTATCAAAGGTCATACTAAAAGGTCCACCATCATTAATGAAAAATATAGTTACTATACAGTGTTTAATTTCTGGATATAATTTTTGAGCAGCATAGAAGTAGAGCATTAACTGGGGGTCTTTTTCTAGTTTAGCTTGTGTTTTTTCTTCTCCTGTGGCCCAATTCAATCTGCGACCAGTTTTCCAGTCAATAATTTCTAGGGTATCATCATTAGCTTTTGTTATAAGATCTATGGTTCCTTTTATTGCTAATTTGCCCTTTAGATCGCCATAATCATATTCAGCCCAAGGTTTATCTATTAAAATATCAAATTGTTGTTCTGGATATAATATGTTTTTATTTCTAGGATCGAACATACCATCACCATAATTAATGGCTTTATATGTCCAGTTGGTACAATCTCTACGATCTTTTTCAGACCATTCATGATGTTTAAAATTAGATGTATAATAGTCATAGACCCTATTACACAAATCATCTAGATCATAATTATTAACATCAATTTCGCCTAGAATGTCGTCGGTAAAATGTGTTTCATTTTTTTGTTGTGTAAATTTGACAAACGCTAATATTTCCAAGACCTTGTGGACAATAGTTCCTTTATCAGCTTTTTTGTTAGATGGAGATCTATAACCTAGAACATAATCGAAAAAATATTGCTGCTCACACATGCAGTGAGTGTTATATGAAGAACTTCTGAAATATGTAATTATAATGGTAATACCCTCTTGACTTTAAGGAAGCTATGTATGAGTTCGTTTTTTTCTCCAATATCTAGATCTTTGTTGTCTATCACAAAATCAAAATTTGATTGATCGTATCTGTCTTCGTCCAATGCTGTCTCGCTTTCGTGCGTGGAGCTGTACAGGTTTCTATTAAGTTTAATGACTAGGCCACCAGCATTTTTAACAGCCTCAACCTCGTTAGGAAATCGACAATCTGCTATTAAAGCTAAAGGAAGATTCTCGTCCTGTATTTTTCTAATGGTTGCACCCGCCCAGACATTGTGTTGCATTTTTCTAAATATATTAGTGCCTACATATTGCATAACTTCTCTAGCAGACATGACTTTGCCACTATCGGGCCATTTGCAATCAACATATTCGTTTTTCTCTTCGTCTGTACCATAGCACTGTTCATACGTTAGGCCGAATATTTCAATGCACATCTTTTTGAGAGGATCAGCAAAATTGTATATAGCTACATTCTTTCGTAGAGTCTCAGCAAAAACATTAGCGGTAAATTCACATGCACTAGTTTTACCAGATTGTTTTCTGCCAGCAAATGCAATAATCATATATTTTCCTTTATAAAATCCTTAATCTGTGATTGTATTTCTTCGCTTGTCATTTCAGCGATATCAGGCTTGGTAATAGAAGGCACATGAATTTGATATGTTCTATTACATTTTTCGATAATATTTATGGCCGCTTTCTTGCCTGCATCATCATTATCAGTAATAATAAATAAGGTCATAGCTCCACTAGCATCCAATAGCAACTTTTGGTTATCGCTCAAGTTTGTCCCAAAAATAGCTACGCTATGATGTATATCGTTTTCTTCTAACTTCCAAACATTGCCTGGGCTTTCAACAATAATTGCATACCCATCTCTTTTTATATAGTCGTTAGCAAACCATAAGTTGTAAAGTGATTCTTGTGTTTTAAAGCCATTATTATGCTTCCATTTAGAAAACTTGTAAATATCTTTTTTGTCTGGACATTCAGTGTTATTAGCATGATAACCTGAACATGTGTCACATTTTAAAAATATACTACGACCAGTACAGCCCACTAAATGTTTATAATGCAAATCATATACTGGTACAACAACTCTATTGTACATATCTTTATTAGGATTAGTACATAGACCTACATCATACTTGTCTAATATTTCTTGACTAAAACCTCTTTCAATAAAATATTGAGATGGTATCTGTAATGTTTGTCTTACATGATCTCTAGTAACTTGTTGTATGGCTGTGTTTTGTTGGGTTTGGATATTTTGAATCATAGCATTGAATTTTGCTTTATTTTGTTTTTGTTGATTCACTTTTATATTGTCTAATTTTGTGCCAACAAATTTTTCACAGAAAGCTATTGTGTCTTTAAATGAACAGCTTTCATCACCGTCTTTTTGCCAAGCCTTTTCTTTGTTTGATAGGATTCCTCTAATAAAGCCTATAATAGAAGACTTGAATATTTTTTCACAATTATGAGTTCTACAAGCCCAATTACCTCTAGAAACCTCGCCTTCTGGATATATATTTAAGGCAGATGGATTGTCCCCTTCATGAATAGGGCAGCACATGGTATATAGCTTGCCACTATTTTTATATTCCAAATCAAAGTAATCAAATAGCTCTTCTATTCTGTCACAAATAGAATCTGATAGAATCTTTAATTTTTGTTGTTGAGTTTTATTCGAACGGTATTTCTGCTGTACTGTTGTCATCAAAAGCCTCTATATCTTTAGGTCCTTGCATTATTTCCAATCTGGTTTTACCTTCGGTAATTTTAGCACACCACCCTTTCATGTGGCAATTTATATAGTCATTATCATCCAAACCACCACCATGCCTGCTGACTAGCGGTAGTAATTTTCTATTTCCATTATCTGGACCATCTTCTGCTATTTCTTCGTCTGTTTTTCTTTTGAAGATAGTAAAGTTGCTACATAGCCATATAATTCTATCCGATCCACTGGCTGTATCTGTACTTTCTTTGGTGATCCCATCCCTATTCAATTGCACAAAAGCAACAATAGGTATTTTATATCTAGTAGCAAAATTATGCAGTGAAGTCATCATGAAGCCAAGCACTTGATATTCTTTCATGTCTTGACTCATTCCCTGACTATCCATAAGTTTTAAATAGTCATAAAATATCACACAATCTTTTGCTGTGCCGTCATCATTTAATCCTACCTCTTTAATCAACCATCGACGCATCAAAGACAGCTGATCTTCGAAGGGTTGTCCTGCTATAGACTTGTGATAGATTTTAAGGTCTTTCAATTCTTTTGTAGCTTTTTGGATTTTGTTTTTCTTGCTTGGTGACTGAGCGAATTTACCAGTTTCTATACTGTTAATTTCAACTTCTGTCATCATTGCCAAAATTCTATTAACATGATCCTCTTTTG